CTGGATTTGGTTCGTAAACGCTTCTTTCAACAAAGTAATACCAACCAAAAACTTGTTCGCCCCATAACTTAAAACTATCTAACAAGTGTAAGTCGCCGCCATCGGTTAACGTTAATTCGTTTTCACAATATCGAATCCATCCTTCAACTGCCTGGTCATCATAGTATATACCAGGATTCGCTATGAGATCATCTATACGGTTCATCTCCATTGAAACTTCTTTACATACTGGAATTTCTCCTCGAATTACGGCATCTCTAAACATGCCGTAATACTTTGGAACGGCAGTGTTTGATAATGCCATAATCGATTCTCCTTATCTTTTTTTTTCAAGAATGGCCTTGATTTTATCAACGTTATTATAAATAGTAAGAGCAGTAGTAGTAACAGCCGCTACGGTAGTACCAGCTTTGAAAACTTTTTGCGCATACTCTTTCCCTTTACTAACGCTGCTTTCGGATAATTGAGAATACTGTCGTTCCATCTGAAGACGATTTAGTCGATTACGAAGCTCAGCGTCACTCATAGATTTAATACTCTTTGGTGTGTGGGCCTTCTTGTAATCTTCATGCGGCTCATCGGTCATAGAACGTCTTCTAGCTCTCGCGAGCTGTTCAGGAGTTCTTCGAACACCCCATTTCATTCCGAGAATACCATAGTGAGCTAAATAATCATTACCCATTTTACATTTCCTCCTCTTCGATTGTTTTTACAGGATCCGCCGCAACTTGAATTCTCCATTCAAGCTCTGAAATAATTCGGTTCATAGATTCGATTACGGAAGAGCTAAGAGGAGGATCGAATAACAATTTAACCTTCATGTATGTATAAGACTTCACGCTTTCTAATTTATTATTATCCTGGATAAAGTCAGTCCATACATCGGTATGATCTTCGATCGAGAAACCTTCAGAGGGACCAACACCAATTTGGGTTAGAATTGCAAATACAGAATTGATGTGCATAATAAGGTCCGCATCGAAGTGTGTATACTCTTCCGCAATTCCAAGCATTTTTTTAATCGATGTTAGTATACTCTCCATAGCGTTTCTCCTTTACTTCTGGATTGTAATAAATTTTTTCATACAAAATCCTTCAATTCCAGCAGCTGTAAAAACTTTATAGAATTCTTCTGTTGATTCATTTTCGTCAATCATAAGTTCCGTTTGATAATCAACTTCACAAACAATAGTGGCATCAGTTCTTGGTTCCTCTCGAACATTTAGCTTTTTGCAATTTGTAACAAAACCAATTTTCACATCTTCAGAGTTTTGAGACTCTTCGTGTTCCTCGATTCGATAGTCATCTTTAAGAAGATTATCCTGATACATTTTTTTGCTTTCCTCCTTTTATTTATGTCTCCATGGACATGTATCGTTTTTAGTTCGTTCTATCGGTGCTAGAATTAATAAACTTTCATCGCCATAATGTATTGCGTTATGTGTTGAAAGTTTTGTTGAAATTACATTCTCTGGATCAAAGACAGCCGGACTTCGATTTATTAAATCATCATAAGTAATCGGGTTGATGTGATGAATAATAATTGGTCCATAAATATTAAAACCGTCTACAGCCAAATCACATCCATTATCTCGAACAATTATCTTATCTCTAAATCTTAACCAATCATCTGAATGATAAAATTCCTGATTGACCCATCTTTGAAAACCAAAAGTTGCTTCTCCTACTTTTCCGTTTAACTTTAAATATCGATAACGCTCTTCGAAAGTAGGAAATTTAATTAATTCCGAATATGTCTTAATAGTCATCCGGATCACCTTGCCCGCTATAATTTCTCATAGCATCAAGAGCATTCTTATATAATTCCTCTATTCTTTGCACCGACTGTAACGATTGAGTCTTGGCCTCAATCAACTCTTTCTGTTTCATGAGAATTTCTTTTTCGATCTTCTCTTTAGTTGAACCGAGCTTTAAATAATGTGTAATGACCTGAGAAGAAGCAGTTCCTTCTAGCAACTGTTTTTCAGCAAGGTCAACAGCTAAGGATATCAATTGGTTTTCCCTAGCTTCTGGAGATAAAGCTGGTCTCAACTTTCTAGATTTTTCAGAAGAGGTTACAGCCTTAGCTTTCTTCATCCTTACTGCCTCCTCTCATTTAATATTTGATGAATTATTGTTATGTTTTTGCTTGGAATTTACTGAGTTCATTAATACTTCTATAGCACTTAACAGAGCTCATAAGGCTAACCTAAAATCCTTTGAAAGGAGAAAAAAGAAAGATATTATAAAACTGTTAAACCTTATGAGCTCTGTTAAGTGCTATAAAAGTATAGAATGATACCCAAAAATACCCTCCGGAGATTTTTTTAGGCCGGCGCGATGAGAGAGGGGGGTAGTCTTTTCAGCACGCCCCCCCATATACTTTAGCGCTAAGTGTCGACCGTTTGCATAGTTACTTTCTTATAGATGTTCCTAAAATCGTATTTTATAATTTCATCAATTGCTCTTTCGATTTCCAATTCGTTTTCTTCTTCTGACAATTGATCTGAGGTTCGAGCAATTCTTCCTAAATACGAACAAGTATTGTAACCTTTTTCCACATCGAACAAGAACCAAGAAGTGAACTGTTCGAATGGATTGTATGGATTATCAAACGTTGTTAACATACATTTGGTACGCATTAACAATTCACTCCTTTCCTTTTAAATATTTTGATACAGTAGCAGGGGAAACACCAAGAGCTTTAGCTATATCAGCTGTACTGTAACCAGATGCATTCATTGATGAAATCTTATTGATTTTAGCTGTACTCAAAGAAGTTGTTGTACGAGGAGTAGCTCGTTGTCTAAGATCATCAATGTCAACATGATTAAGTATTTGTGTAAGCTTGTTTTCGCTGATGGCTCCTGCCTGGATGGCTTCCCATTCACGATCAGTAATCTTTATGATCTCCCTCTTGGCTCCAACAGCAGCACGTGCCCTAGTTAACTCTTGTTGACTGATTTTCTTTATTTCGCCGGGCGTCATGTCAGGGTTAGCCTGTTTTTTAGCATTGACGGCGGCATTAGCCATTACCTGAGCCTGTCTCTCACGAGGTGCATTCTTAAGGGCCACGTTAAGTTTAGCTAATAAGGAGTCTACTTCCTCTTGATAGGTCTTCTTGGCGGAGGATGAGTATGCTATTTTACCGGTATTTACCATCTCCTTGCGTGCCTGGTTCGCTAAAGCCTTCATCTTATTAGCATACTCGGCATAGGCTCTTTCGGCCGGGGTGTTAGCATCTGACACAAGAGTAAATGCGTCATCAGTTTCCGCCATCCTAGTAGACTTCTGAGTACGGACACGGGTTTTTCCAGTCTTAGGATCGGTATACTCTTCGTATACTTCTTTATAAGTTTGCTTACCGGTTTCTTTATCGATAATAGGGCTACCTTTTCGCTTTAAAACAGATACTTCAGACTTAGCCCTAGAAATTAAAGTTGCAGCACCTTCGTGATAACGGCCGGTATTATCATAAGTTCCTTGATACTTTTTCTTAAGAGAAGCGATACCATTGTCGATTTCACTCTTTTTATAATCAAGTTTATGCTTTTCGGCATCAATAACAACCATACTATGACGAACTGCTCTTGCTATTTCATCTTGTGTAGCACCTTTCAAAGTCATGTCGGTGATAAGGTTTGAAATTTTACCCATCTCTGTTTGAGTATTTTTCATATACTTCATTCCGGGTCGTTCAGGGTATTCCATTTTAGGGTCAAAACCTTCCAATCCCTTTAAAGGAGGAGTAGAAATAATTTTTACTTTACCACCTGTAGGAATAACCATAACAGTGTCGCCATCGAAATCAGCTCCGGATAACCTCGCTGCAACTTTACTATTAATTCCAACAGCATCAATAGGAGTATTTCCTAAAATTCGCCTAGCTTCAGCATGTTTATTGTTAACAGTCAGAATTGGAATTTCGAAAGTACCGCCATGAGGAAAACGAACAAGAGCCACTTGTTCTCCGTTCTTATAATTAGGAGCGTAAACCTCGTTATCCTTCAACGAATTGATAGGTAAAATAACATGATACTTCTGCCGTGGTAAGGCTGCTGCTTGAAGATGAACGGCTGCTGCATCACAATCATCAGCAAAAGATTTGAGTAACGCTTTCTTTACTGTTGGATTAGTAAGTGAACAAATCTCGTCAAATTCGGCTTGTTTATCGGCAGCTGCTAAATTTAACTGTTTCTTAATAAGAGTAATACTTTGTTTTGACAAAAACTGAGAAGGAAGACTGTCTTTCCAATCACCCCAATCTCCTTCTTCAGCTCTTTTATTAATTAAAGAAAGCTGACGTTTCCCATCTTTATCGATATAATAACTTTGTCCTCCAGCCTTGATAAGAGAACCAAAAGGATTATCAGGATCGTTAGTAATGTTTTTAAGAACGTCCATTTTAGGAACGTTTTTACTTTTGTCAGTATTAAAAACAACATCAACTCCATCGGGCATGTCGTCAGAATATATAGCCATTCCTTTTAAGTATTTGTTACCATCAACAAGAATACGAACCTGAGCATAATGGGAATTACCAAGAGAAAGATCTTCAACACCTCTTCGAATTTCGATGACTCCGTCTTTTTCTTTTCCTCCTTCTTCGGCATAACGAATTTTTAGTCTACTGGAATCCATGCTTTTTGGATATACAAAGGTATCAAAGGTTTCTCCGCCATCATGAGACACATAATCCCTAACAGAATTGATTTTATCAAAATTATAAATTTCTTTATGCTTAGTGCCAGGAGGGCAAAGGACCTGAATATTTGTTTGCTTACCTGGATTGGTCGCTTGTGGAACGCCGCCGCCATAAACTTTATAACCTTCCATTTCGAGAATATAAAGAGCTTGTTTCATTTTTTCTTTAGAGATTCCTAATTCACGCTCAACACCAGCACCAACGTCGATCATGCCTTTTTCGTCAACTTGTTTCTTTAGAAATTCGGCAGTTTTTCTAGCCTGATTCATACGAGCTTCAGCGTCTTCATTAAGAAGGGAACGTATAGAGGAATCATTTTTATACCCCATCTTTTCTGCAATTTGATTAAGAGAATATCCCTTCTCTCTTAAACTTTTAGCTGTGGCAACTTCGAGAGATCTTCTTTCATCTTTTGCTAATCCGACTTGTGTTCTGAGCTGAGTAGTTGTCAGCCCCATGTATTCTGCTATTTCTTTCTCACTCATACCGGATTTCTTTAATTCGTTTACTCTGCTGAGAAAATCACCGCTACGCTGATAGGGGTTTTTACCTGAACCCCAAGGATAACGTCCAGAACGTCTTGGCATTCCATAATGCATTAAAATTTCTTCTGCTATGGGATTCATGGTTTAAACCTCCTCCGATTTGATTTTGTTAATTAACTTATCAAAAGTAATAATTTTATCCATGATAGTAGTAATATCTTCGACTGTCGGATTATGATATAAAATTTGGTCTGACTGATATATTCGTAATTCGATATCGATATCAGCAGGATTCACTTTATATTCCAAACAAAAAAGAGCGGCATATATTTCAAGCTGCTCCATATGTGCCGGAATAACGCCGGATTTAAAATCGTGGATTCTAAGCATTTTATTTCTGAAAGAAATAGCATCGGCTGTGCCGAAACAGTTTTCCGAATAAAATAAAGGTTGCTCAGGGGTCATTTTAAATCCAATAGCATCGTTAACATACATATTCAATGTTTTTCGAGACTTAGGAAGTTTTTGTCCCAATCTAATACATTGAGCTGCAAATTCATGAAGTTCTATTCCTTTTTGTGCCGCCGTAAATTTAGAATATGATTCGACTAATTTAGTTTCATCGTAATTAATCCAATGATATTTGCTAGCTCCAAGAAACGCATGTTGTCCCTCAAGGTTTAAATGCTTGTTGAAGTTCATATAATACCTCCTCTTTATTCTCTGGACATATGAATCTTGAGAAGGACATCTCATTCATAAGACCAACATAGTATTCTTGATTTGGTTGTTTCTTAGCACTAGCGCGCTTTTTACATTCTAGGGAAGCCCACTTATTTTTATATAAAATAAGCAAGTCTGGAATTCCCTGAATTTGATCCATTTTAAAAACCATACATCCCGGAAATAAGTCTTTAAGTTTTTCAATAAGTCGATCTTGAAAACCGCTTTCCAATTTAGAACATCTTGCCATAAGTGGGCCTCCTTTCTTTTAAAAATGTG